TGTCGCGGGCATCCAGCGGGCCGCTCTTGCAGGCGAAGCGATTACCAAGGCTAACCTGTCGCGCCCCGGCACAGGCCGCATCTACGGAAAGCACCAAGCGTCAGCACCGGGTGAGCCGCCCGCCGTCGACACTGGCCGCCTGCGCAATGCGACCCAAGCCGATACGCAGGTCCGCCGTGATGGCGACGACATCGTAGGCCGCGTGGTGGCGAACGTCGATTATGCCCACGCCCTCGAAGTTGGGACCGAGCGCATCGCGCCGCGCCCCTTCCTCGGCCTGCTGGCGACCGATCACGCCGACGACCTGCGGAAGGCCTTCATCGAGGGAGCGAAGAAATGACCAAGCTGACCATAAGAGCGCTTCAGACCCCGACCGGCCCTAAGGTGATGCTCTGCGATGCGGAGGGCGCGCCGCTTCCCCTGCAACGCGAGACCACCCTCAACTGCGGCATCGACCAGATCGACAGCATCACCGTCACCTTCGCTATTGATAACGAGAGAGTTCGACTGGAGGCGCAGGCATGAGCGACAGCATCGTCACTGTCCGCCTGCCGGGCTTCCGCTATGAGCGCGTCGGCAGCGTCGCCGTCATGACCGTGCTTTGGCTGCTCAAGGTCCGCTGGATCGGGCCGCACCTTTCGGTTGGGCTGACGTGAACTCCACCGCTACGATCTTCGCCCGCCTGGCCGCCGTCGCCCCGTCTTTGGCCACCTGGAACAACGCCCCGGCCATCTTCAACGAGGCGGCTCCCGACGACTTCCTCGACCAGGAGCCGAAACCCTCCAAGCCGTTCCTCATCATCGCTGTGCCGACCTCTGACGTCGCGATGGAGACCTTCACCGAGACCGGCCGCCTGATCGTCCAGGACGTGCGCGGATATCAGCGGCGCACCGGCTCGGCCGCCCAACTGGACGCCCTGATG